AGGGGTCACTTAAGACCCCCAGTTCACTCTAAATCTCGCAACTGTTGCCGACACAGGCCAACTGCTGCGACCCTTCGGTCATGTCAGAAGCCTCTGAGATGTTCCAGTCGATAGCCTTGGGAAAATCTTTGACTAGCTTCTGGTACGTCTCTAGGTCCACTGGCTCATAAGGTGCCTGCTGGTACGTGTGTTCTGCATAAGGCAGGAAGCTGATGCCACTGACCTTGTCGAACTTGTTGTACAACCACTGCCCCACCTCTAGGAACTCATCGTCCCTGTAGTAGCAAGTCATGGACGGCTTGTGTTCACACCAGAAGTCCTGATACAGCTCCCACAGTCTGAGCTGCTCCATAGCACCCATGTCCGTAGCCACCACAGCCTTCTTAGGAGACTTAATGGGGAACGAGAAGACCTTAGTAGTAGCAGAAGTCACGTCTAGTTCCACAGGGACTCCAGAGGCCTCTAGGACACCACACAAGGGGTCTCGTGCGTCTGCTCTTACTCGTCTAATGTATTGCTCCGCATATCTAGGGTGGATGCCAGACGCGCTATCGACCAACTGAGATACAGTACCGGAAGGCTTAACAGCAGTAATGGCAGTGCTAACATTGATGCCAAGGCGTTTAGCCCAAACACGGTTAGTTTCAATAGCTTCCTCTTTAAGCTGAGTGAGCCAGTACTGTAGATCTTCACTGTTTTTCCTCCCTGACATAACTGGATGGTCCATGATGCCAGTTAGTGACACCCCTAGTAACGCTTCTTCTTCTGTGTTGTCCTTCCAGATCTTACGCAAGTACCTGAAGTCAGTCAGGGTTGCCTGTAATGTACCTAAGATAGCAGCAGCTCGTACCTTCAGCCGTAGGCTTTCCAAGGTGTCATTAGCTCGCACCACTACTTCCGACAAGTTACAGAACTGGTAAGGTCTCAGGATAATCTCTGAACATGGGTTAGTCCCGAAGTCAAAGGTAGCGTCCCTGCGTCCATTCTTTTCAGCCTGGCGCTGACTAGCGACACGACTAAAGACACCTCGTTCCCCTGAGCGTGACTCGTACAGAGACTTCCACTCGTTCAAGAAGGCTTCAAAGTCAGGCTTCTCTGTGTAGCAGGCTGAGTTGTTAGCCAAGCCACGCTGGGGATTATCTACCCACCATTGCCCTGATTTGCTTCGACGTATCCTATCGTCAGTGAGGTTACTAAGACTGATGAGAGCACTTCTTCTAACCCCTCCGACAACGACGATCTGTGCAATTTTACAGCATATATCGTGGCACTCAATGGAGCTAAGTCTTCGACCTCCAGCGGATCTGAAAACATCGACCGTGAAGTGAAACAGATCAACAAGAGGTTCTGGACCAGATGCTCGACCTCCGAAAGTCTTAAGGGCTGCCCCCGCAGCTCTAACTCCAGACACGTCCCACTTTGGTACTTGACCGCTAAAGAGCATTGCGATAAGTTCTCGGTATGCTTTAGCCCATCCAATTTTGCTGTCAGCGACGTGTATAACGGTATCTGTATCATGGAACTCCTCTGCTACTTCAGGCAGCTTACTGATGTACTGACGTTCAACGCTGAAGCCCACCCCAGTTCCACACATAAGGATGTACATCATTTCGTCGAAGGCTTTAGGGTGGTCTATAGGTAGGTAGGAGCAGTTAAACCCAGCTACATTGTCTCTGTCCAAGGCTTCCCCGGCAGTCATAAGCGCCCTCATGCTGGGCATAACGCCTAGGTCATGCACAGGGACGTAAAGCTCCAAGGCTTCTTTCTCCGTGAGTTTACCCTTTGAAACCCAGAAGTCCAAGTAACGGTTCACGGTTTCTACCCATGTCTCCCGTCGTTGTTCCTCTGGTAGATACCTAGCGTACCGGGACTTGTGTATGTACTGTTGATATGCGTCCATCATAATTCGTATTCTCCTCCTGTTAGTAACGATAGTTTTAACTGGTCTAATAAGAAAGCCAGCTCGTACGTGTCCATGTTAGTGGAAACCATGACGTACTCTTCGGACTTGATGATACAGAGAGCGTCCCTGTAAGAACTCAAGTCTTCGTTTTCCGTTATGAGTTTAAACACTTCAGGCACGTTGATCCTGTCTGTGTCCTGCTTGTTTCCTCCGAAAGCCCCTTCTATTACTTTCATTCTAGCACCGCCTGTTCTTTGACCATTTTGTTTAAGTACCACTGAGCCTTTTGCAAGTCCTGTAAGCCATTCTTGTAGCGCCACCTGTGTAAATATTTTATCACATTTCCCTCACAGTAGTCAATAATGCCGTCTCCTAACTGCTGCTTGATGTAGTCAATGGCCTCTGTACCGCCTTGGTTGTAGTGCTTTGGTTTACTAACTGCGTCCCATTCTTCAGGTGTCGCTAGGTCAATACTCATCTTCGTCCTCCTCTTCAAATGCTAACTCCTCGGCAAAGTACTCTAGTCTGTTTATCAGTTTGTCCTCGAATCTGTCCAGAAGCTCCTCAGAGGTTATCTCCAGTGTTTCCAAAAAGTCTTCAGGGTCGTAAGTCCGTAGCAGACGTTCCTTAATTTCTTCCATTGTTAGAGACATCTTCTATCAACTCCTCTAGTGTATCTAATGTGTACCACGAAAGACCTTCTTTCTCACACCATTCAGACATTGTCATTTTAGAACCCTTCCTGACTTTCTTGTTAGGACCCATAAGAACAAACACAAGTCTCTGGTAGCTCTCTAGGCTGTCCCTGACTGCTTTGTACTTCTGGGTGTCTCCTTCTCTGAAGAACCCCTTACACTCGACTAGCGTGTCACTAGCCATGTGTACAAAGTCCGGCCTATAGTTGCGGTGGGTAGTATAAGGAACCGTAAAAGGTTCGTACTCAAACCCCTCCAGTACCTTCGCAGTTTCCTCCTCAAAAATACTACGAAACTTCGATTTCTTGGACTTTCGGCTCATATTTTACCTCTACTAAATAACGTGGACCTGATGAATATGCGAACCCTCTTACGGTAGGCCAGCACTGTTTTTTGTAAGAGCAGTAGGAGCATCCTATGGCGAGTTTCTGGTTTCCACTCTTTCCATCTGCGATAGGCTCGTAACATGCCTCGGGTGGCTCCTCCTGCTCCACTAGCTTTTTTATGCGTTCGATCCTTTCCTCCATATCATAGGATATTAGGTCGTACACAGGAGCTTGTGTGTCCTCTGAGTCGTACAGTAGGTAAGTCAGGTAGCCATTCTGTTTGTCCATTGCCAGCCAGCCAAACTTGGTTTCACCTTCTGAGTGAGCGTAGCCCTTGATCTGACCTATGTACCCAAAAGGGTCGTCGTAAGCCAGAGTACCGTCTCTAAACTTCTTAAAACCGAAGGTGGAAGTAGACTTCACGTCAGTCACAATCCCGTCGATCCTACAGTCCATAGACCCTTTGATGCCATTGACCTCACACTTCTTCTGCTCATCTGTCACCTTGTGACCAGCAGCTCTTGTGAGGAACAGTAGCAGTTCTTCAATGAGGTGCCCGTAGAGGAACTTGACGTACGTAGGAGGCTGTATGTCTTCCCCTTTGTCAACGTCGTTGTACACATTCCACAGGAAACGCTCATCGCGCCCAATGTTAGACATACGCAGCTTACGCGAGTCGTCTCGGACCTCTGTGAACTCCTTACGCATAAGGTCCTTCACGTTCTCACCGAACAGCTCGATGCAGCTCTCGATGTCTACTCCTTCGGCTACCTCTTTGGTAGACACTAGGCTGTAGATGTCGTTCACTAGGTTGTACGTGTTTTTCATTTGTACTCTTCCGCTGTACTAGAGACGACAACTCTGGCCTGCTCCGGTGTGCATTTGAACCACTCTCCTCTGCGTTCGTAGAGCTTTTGTAGCTCTGTGTGAGCCTGTGATTCTGCCTGACGACGATCGTTTACGTCATACCTATATTGTAACATATAATCTCTAAAAGGAGAAGAAGTTTGGTAGCCATTCAAGCGGTCTTCAGCGTCAATAGCCATACCTATCTTTACCCAGTCAGGGAAATTAGGGTTGGTAATGGCGTACACCTGACCTTCGACACTACTCTCGTACTTCTCTAGGCTGCTGAAGGCTGCTTGTTCAAAGTTCTTGTATCGTCCCGGCTTGTGTAATGGGTGGTCTTGTCTGATGTACTTCCCATTTACCCACATGCGATTATTGTTTCTAAATTTTTTCCTTCCGGGATTGTCCTTATAGTACTTGCCGTCTACTTTTGCATAAATCATTCGTACTTCTCCTTAGTGGGTATCTGCCCATGTTGTTCCGACTTTGTACTCTCCGTCCAACGGGCATCTGAGATTAAACGCCAGACCCGC